TGGAAGCATGTTGTTTCTCCTTCGCTAGAACTCGTCCGGGTTCCAGAGCGGGAGCGCGCCTTCCGGTGGCGGCGGCGGGCCCGCCTCGAACACGGAGACCTGTTGCTGGAGCACGAGCCGCGCGACCTGGGCCGGGTCGGGGTAGTGCATGAACTGCGTCACCTGGTCCTCCAGGCGGTAGGACTTGCCGGTGGTGGGGCTGGTGTAGACGTAGTATCCGTACTCCTTCGCCTTTTCCACGTCCTCCACCGGCAGGATCCCCAGCAGGACCGCATGCCGCTCCGACCCGAACGGGACGTAGTTGTGGCTTTCGGTCCCCTCGTCAACCCGCCCCGGCGGTGCCACGATGCCGCGGCGCGCCAAGAGATTCTCCAGCTCGGCGACTCTCTGCTCAAGCTCTTTGGTGGTTGCCATCTTCTCTTACCCCCTCTTCAGTCTAGGGCGCCGTCCCACTGGAGTAGTAGACGCCGTTCCGGTCTACGAGGTTCCCGTTGGTGCCGTCGATGTAGGTTCCCCACACGTCCGCGACCTTCAGGACCACGTTGCCCGTGTCGAAGTCTCCCAGCATCGGGTCCACCGCCGCCCCGCCGCCGAGGAGTGACGTCACAGCTTCGATGTCGCTCTTCTTGCGGTAGATGCGCGGGCCCGGTACCCCATCCATCCGTGCCAGGACGAGAGCGGCGATCTGGCCCGGGTCCGCGAAGGCGTACCAGGGCAGGTTCGGCGCCGTGCCTGCCATGTGCGGGTCCTCGATCGGCGTGAACGTTCCGCGGATCACGTTGACCGCGTTGGTGGCGAGCTCCGGGACAAGCATGCTGTTCTGGATCGTCGCCACGGTGTCGGTCAGCCCCGTGTGGTGGACGAGGAACTTGGGCGACGCCTGGATGGGCGAGCCCCTGGGGTCGGTACGGCCGAAGAATGCCATCCGGCACGTCGACCACCGAGCGGTCGTGAGTCGCCCGGTCGTGCTGTACACCACGCCAGCGAGACGCGCGATGGAGACCGCGTTGGTATACATCCGCGACACGTACCGCTCCAGGGTCCGCCTCGCGGCGCGCCCCATCCTCAGGGCAACATCATCGAAGTAACCCAAGTCGTCGTTCTTGAACGCCTCGTAGCTGAAGTCGTACTGCTTCTCGAAGCGGTAGACCTGCCACGTGCGCTTCACCGCATCGGTGACGTAGCCGGGCCTCGCTTGGCCCTTCTCACCGACGTACTCGAGGTCGTCCACGCCAGATCGATTCGAGTACCGACTGACGGACAGGAAGTTGGGCACGGTGTCCATCTTGACGATGGGCTCGAACTCGAACCGCCGCTCCTCGTAGCCCGGGACCATCTTCCTCTGGACGAACTCCATGATCGCGTACGTGAAGTCGGCGCTGATCATGGTCTCCAGCAGGCCCTCGTTGTTCGAGTTCGAATGGACGCCGCTCAGGCCGCGGTCCATGGACTCGAACAGGTCGGTGACCTGGCTGAGGCGCTGGTCGTCCGCCTTCCGCTCATTCAGCTGCCCCTTGCGGATGTCGGACAGGATGCTCAAAATCTTTCTCATTGTCGATTCTCCTTATGTTCTTAGGCTACTCCCGCCCCACTTCGCTGTCGCCGTGGTCGTTGACCTGCATGACGCACAGCGTCAGCAGCTCGGTCGTGTCCGCCGCGGCGGGCTGCGGGATCGCGGCGGCGGTGTTCGGTCCGCCGACATGGTCGTCCTGGTACTCGTCCTGGCAGTAGAACACGTACCCCGCCAGGGGGTTCGCGCTCCCCAGGCTGTTCAGCGGCGAGAACGTCAAGGTGCACCCGGTGCTGAGCGTGTAGACAGGCTCGCTGTCGTCCACGAACACGGGATCGCCCGGGAACACGGTGTTCTGCCAGCTGGATACTTGGTTCGAGTCGGAGTACGACGCGATGTTCGCCACGTACTGGCGGGAGATGAACTTGTCCGCGACGTTCAAGATTGCGACCGTCCCGTCATAGCTCATCACCACGCCCGTAATGTTCTTGGGCCTGTTCGCCACGCGCCCGAAGGCCAGGATCGGGTGCTCCCCGGCGGTCAGGGTGTCAAAGTTTCCGCCTTGCGGCCACAGGATCGCCGTGGCCTCGTCCTGGGCCGTAAGATGCACTTTCCGGGAGATGATCGGCCCGCTGCTTTGCTCCCAATCGGAGCCGCTTCTGAATGGCATTGCTACCTCCTCATTCCTCTAGCCTAGTCTCTCAACGCAGCGGGCAGGGGCAGTTCGGGGCGCCCGTGTCGCCGCAGGGTCTCGTTGAACCTCTTGTGTCCTGCGATCTGGCGTTCCTTCATGCTCTGCTCTGGCTGCGGTTCCGCTCCCCCCATCCCGAACGGCTGCCCCGACCTTGCTGCGGTCTTGACGATCTCCCGCAGCCCCTTGACGGCGACATCGAGCGTTTCTTCGCTGTCGTAGCTGGATCGGGCCAGCATCTCCCGCGCCGGTTCCGAAAGGTCGGTCCCTGCAAGGATCTCGGTGACGCGCGCCTCGGTCAACGGCTGGGGATCGCCTTCCTTCGTTTCCTCCGGGGGCGTTCCCTCATCAGCGTCGTCTTGCGCGTCGTCGTCACCTTCATGCAGATCCTTTTCCTCGGTCTTGCCAACTTTCTTCTTTTCGTCCTTCGGCATGTCATCCTCCTTAACGGCCTCATCCGCCTCCGACAGCGGGAGGGCATGACCTCCGGCCCCGGCGCGGGTGACCCAATCGATCCCGGCATCGTCGGCCAGGATTTCCGTGACCCTGTGCCCGGTTCGCCCAGTTGCCGGGTCCTCAAACTCTTCCTTCTCGACCAACCCGCGGGCGACGATGGAGCATTCCAGGTTCCCCAGGATGCCCGCGGCCTGGCGCATTCTGATCACGTCGGCGAACAGCGGGTTGATCACCGCCGCCCGCACGACGGGGATGCCGTCCTCGGTGTGGCTGACCGGCGACTCCACCACCTCAGAGACCTCGGTCAGGACATTCTTCTCCTCCTGGACGTGGTCGGTGGCGTACATCTTGGCGCCCTTCCAGATCGCCGCCGCGCCCTTGACCGCCTCGGCGGTGTAGTAGTGGTTGTCGCGGCTGTTGCCCCAGCCGGGCCGGATCGGGACCAGGTCGACGTACAGGGGCCCCTTCCCGTTCTCGCTTTCGACGACGCCGACGATGCTGCCGCTGGCACGTTCCGCGAGCCCTTCGCCGATGCTCTCGGCCACGGGCCTGTAGGCCAGGACGACTTCCTTCCACTCGTCCCGGTCCGCGAACGTGACCTCCTCGTCGCCCTCCTCCTCGTACGCGACCACGTACAGCGTGCCCCCCGAATCCACGACCAGGGCGTCCCCGAACGCCGGATCGTCCACCAGGACATCCCTGACCCACATGTCCGTCTCCATGGGCATGTCGGTGTAACGCTTCGAGAAACGGCTGTAGAAGCCAGCCCGCACGCGGTTCGTGAACTCGTCCGTGCTGCCCTGGAACTCCGCGAGAGCGCCGAACAGGAGGCGCCGGAACTGGCCCACGACCGCCGCCTCGCTCACGTCCGCGACCATCTTCGCCCCGCATTCGGGGCACTCCACGGACCGGCAGGGGACGCCGCGCTCCTTCGGGACGGCATGCCCGCACTCGGGGCACTTGCACCGTTCGGGCCCGCCCGGTTCCGGCTCCGCCTCTTCGGCCCACTCCATGTCTTCCGCCTTGTAGAGCGCCTTCAGTTTCTTGATGGCCGCCGCCTTGCCCGGGCCCTCGTACACGTTCCCGCGGTGCCCGTCGGGGCTGGTCAGCGCGGCCTTGGCCCCGCCCATCAAGCCGTGATCGGGCGTCCCGTGGCGCTTGACCTGCAGGTGGAAGGTGGAGGGTTTGTCGGGATCCTCTATGACCAAAAAGTCCGAAGCAGGGAAGCCCTCGCCGTCGACGGTCTTGGTCTTGGCCTCCGCAGCCTTTGCCTTTTTGACCCACTTGCCATCTTCCACGCGATACAGCTTCTTAAACTGCGCGATCGCCACGGCCCAAGGGCTCTCCGGCCCATCTTCCCCACCCTCCATCGCATCGGCCCAGCCGGATATAGTGTTGGCCTGCCCCAGCGTTATTTTCGGTTCAATTCCCTTCAGCGCTGGATTGATCTCGCTCCACTTGGAATAAGGCATTGCATCCCTCCTAGCCTTGCGACATCGAAGGCGCTAACATGTACTGCGCCTCTTCCAACTCACGCACCCGGCGCAGCGCCCCGATGGCCTGCTCGCGCCAGTAGCTCACCGCGTCGTGCACCTTGGCGATGTCGATCCGCTGGTAGTGCCCGCACAGAACCGGGGTGTAGAGCACGACCTTGTACCCCTTCTCCCGCGCCCTGTCGCAGAACGCCAGGTCCTCCGACTTGTCCCACAGGAGGTCGTCGTTGATGGACGGAATGAAACGGACATCCTTGTCCTGCAGGACCTTCACCCGCACGAACATGCACCCAGCCCCGGCTTTCAGGATCTCGACGTACGGGCCCTCGTTCTCGTAGTCGATCCAGCGCGCCACGGGCTCGCCGTCCTCGCCCGGTACCCAGACGTTGCTGAGCACCGGGTTGATCGGGTCGCTGAGCGGCGCCCAGATCGGCGTCATCAGCACGACCACGTCGGCGTCCGGGTTGTCCGC